CGACCAACGCTTGCGCTTCTCCACCATTGCGAGAGATAGGCTGCAACCACTCGCTCGGTACGAAAGCCTCGGTCTTTTCTGTGTCGTGTCATTACTGACCAACTTTAGAAACGCAGAGCGCAGTTATGGCAACCACAAAGGATGCGGCTTTATTGACCATACTTAGAAGTGCTTGATTATGGAAAACTCGCTTCATTTGACGCCCTGCGTTAAACATATTAAGCCCTTCCAGCAGAGTTAATTGTGTGGCACTTGTCGCACTTCCACTCGTTCTGTAATGCCCGCTGTTTAATCTGTGTGATCGTAGGCGGGGTATTACATAACTGGCAGATAATGGCAAAGCCCAGAAGTTGTAAATCTAGTGCTGACTTCTTAGCAGCTTCTAATTCCTCATCAGTAGGGAATTGCTCCCATTCATCATCCTGATTCCTAAAATATAACTTACCCACGTTTCACCTGCGGCTGCCAAGTGCCATCCTTGGCTATCTCATACCATCGAGGCTCACAGCGTTCTGCTTCACCAAGGATATGGTTCATGCAACGCCAATGACCCCAAGGCTTACCAGCCTTCGTAGTACCAGTTTTCCAGCTCATTTCGCCATGAGGACAACGCTGTATATCCGAATCCGTTGTGCCACCAAGAACTGATTTCACCATCTCGACTGCTCCTTCCATAGTCTGAACTGGCTCTGCTGGTCTGATTGCCCATGGATCATCTTCCTTTGGTACGGGTACATATTCTGTCGCTGTCTGTGCCATCTTTGCCTTGGTCTCTTGCACGATGTTCTGCACTTCAACCTTGGCTTTGACCTTGCTCATTTCTTCTCGGCTTGCTCTCTTGCCTTTCGTTGCATAGCCCGCGTTTGCAAGAGCCCTGCCGATAGCAGAAGTTTCGCAGTTTTCGAGAGCAGAGGTCGCATTAACACCGCGACCTTGAATCGTCTCTTCTGCCAGACCCGTTGTCCATGGGCGGGCATCAGCTTCAGTACGATAGATAGAAGCCTCGACAATAAACCTGCTGGCAGTATGCTCAAGAACTTTCGTATGAATCTGTCCATCTGGGTGATCCTTCCAGAACTTAACTAGGCGTTCTTCTACTGTCTCGTAATCTTCTAGGTTAAACATATAGGTCGTTCTCCGTAACTCTCAATTGTCCGCTGATACCGAAGTACGCAGCTCCATCGATGTAATTGTCCACTTTTCCAGATTCCATTGATCGGGCAACCTTGACGAGCGCAAGGCACATCGCGACCTGATAATCAGTAACTGGCATTTCGAGATATGCAGACCATAGGGATGCGGTTCTGGACATATTGTCTGTTGGGTGACCATAGTCCATTCCACGCTCTTGTATGATTGCTTTTGCTTCAGTAAGAAAGTCACCGGCGTTCATCGATTCACCTGGTGCTGAGTTTGTGCCTTAATCATTCTGCGGGCATTTATCTTGCCCTGGATCTTGCCGTGTTCGTGGCCCTTGGCATAACCAAGTAAATAGCCAAAGATGAGCCCTAGTGAGCCCATTCCAATAAGTGCATGATCTACATTCATGACTGCTCCCATTCCGCCGGAGTTTCCGACTTATGAGAAGATTACATCAGATGGAGCCGACAGCCCCCATGCTTTGATAACAGTCTGATAACGATTTCAGCAGGATTCTCATCCTCAAAGACTGGACTAGCGAACTCGCCCATAGACCTTGCCGTTCACGATAAAGGTGCCGTTCTTTTCGATATTAATCAGGTCAACTTGGACACTTGAGTTCTTGATGTACATGATGGCAAAAGCCTGCTGCCAATTAGCCGTTCCCTTGGTGTACGAGGCTTGTTTAAAGTCCATGAGATTACCTACCTCAACACCATGCAAAACACGCCCTAAACGGCCTCCAGAGGCTTCTGTGAAGGCACTACGCCCTGCCCTGTGAGTATGTCCAGAGATAACGTTCTTTCCATGCCTTCTAGCGGCTTCTAGGGCGCTTAAACCGCCTAGTTGCTTGATAGGCGTATGGTCTCCATGGACTGCAATCCAGCCTGGAGCGATGTTCATTGGGTTCTTATGAAAGGTGATGCCCAGTTCATCGAACTTCATAAACTTCTCGAATCGAAGCTCTGGCAAGGATAGGAAGGATGGAATCTTCTTCATGATGATGTTATACAAGCGATCTGTGTGGTTAGACCTAATGCAGTCAGTAACGCCTAGTTCCCAGAGTAGCTCTACGCACCTGTCTCGATCATCGCCAAGAGTTTGCTCATAGGCTAAAGGAGTGCCGTCCGACCATTTGGAAATAGTCTGGAAGTCAATCTCATCGCCGATAGTTACTGTCTGGTCTGGCTTGAATATCTGTAAGAATTTGGCAATGTTTCTAGTGACATGCACATCCTCGAAAGGAACCTGCAAGTCTGAAAGTATTACGATTCGCTTAATCGTCATCCTCATCTTCGTAGGGGATATTGTCGATGCGATTAGGCAAGTTAGGGATTAGCCAATCAGGAAATGACTCACGATCTCCGAGTATCCAGAAGGCATGAGTCTCCGAGAAGCCAGCCTTGCGTAAAGACTTATAGAACTCATTAAGAGCTATCGCATAAGCATCGAGCGCGCTGTAAGTATCGAGATCGATGACTGGTCGCTTCCTTGCCATGGCTTTATTATCGATCTAGAAGTATGTTGTAAATCTCATCGACACGCGAATTAAGTCTTTTAATTTCAGACAGTAAATGCGTAATGACATAGCCAGAAAGACCACCCACTATGCCAAGCGTGGCTATGTAAAGGGTGAAGAAATCTTGTTGGTTCATCGTTTAGGAGTCGCGTACCCGAATACGCCCGCTAATACAGCCCAAAGGATTGAACGATAGTCGAGTGCAAAGTTAGATGCACCCCACGCAGCTAGAAACGCACCTGCTGTAAGGATTGCTGGGTTTTTCATATTCATTCGGTTCCGCCTATCATGGGTATATTAAAGAACGAGCCATCCGTCTCGCCTTTTGTACTGAAAGATATGTGGAGATGCTTACGATGCGGATTAGATCCTTTGTAAGTTCTCCAACGCCAACCCAAGATTGACGATGCAATTCGTCCATCAAATATGATGTATTTAATTCTTTTGTCTCGCTTTGCAGCTTGACGTACCTGATCTGCCAAATCAGGCATGAGGTCTGGTTTACCGGATTTACCCGCAAGGTCTCTGTCAACATCGATGGCGTATACAATCCCCTTAAGTGGTATGTGATCAGACTTGCCTTTAGCAACATGGCGGGCATCTGCAATCCAGCCATCACTACTACGATCTCTATCGGGGTACGACTGGTCGACCTGCTCACGGAATTGCCAGCCTGCTTTGCATAACTTTGGGGTCATTCTTCAGCTGATAATTTCGCAAGTCTTTCTGCTCTCATGGCAGAATTTTCTGAAGATGCCCCACGCTCATAAAGATAATCTAGGGTTGGAGCGGTAAATTTCTTTCCATCATAGGATGAATAAAGTGCAGGCTTGTTTTCGCCAACCCACACGGCATCATCGAAACCTTGCTCTTGAGCGATTGAATCTACTAGTTCTTCATTTTGTGATTCAAAAATGCAAATAGTTTCAACAATGTTATTTTTAATAAATGCGTATGCCATTATTTATCTCCTTATGACCAATAGGTAACGCGACAAAAACCGGAACCGCCATTACCGCCGGAATAATTTGCCGCGCTAAAATCTGCACCGCCAGCGCCACCGCCGCAACCTGTGTTTGCTGTAGCACTATTTCCGTTACCTGTTTTTACACTTGCACCACCGCCAGAGCTTGCTACGCTTAAACTTCCAGCGCCACCGCCACCTGCTCCAAAGCCATCGATTCCTAAACCTGAAATGCTGCTTGCGTTTCCGCCTTGCGCTGAAAATCCTCCACCTGATCCTTGTGAACCATTGCCGCCTGTTTGTGGAATGGAAAAAGATGCAGTGCCAGCAATAATGAATGGATTTGAACCCATTCCACCACCGCCACCGCCTGCTGAACCGACAGTTGAATTTATGCCAGCACCACCACCGCAGCCGCCATTGCCGCCAGCGTTGTTATTTGCACCGCCATAGCCACCGCCTTTTGCTGTAGCCAATGCGCCAAATGTTGAATCGCTTCCAGCGCTTCCGTCATTTTGACCAGCCGCTCCACCATTACCGCCTGCTCCAATAGTTACAGTGTAAGCCGTGTTTGGAACAACTGTAATTGTGCGAGAAACTATTCCTCCGCCGCCGCCACCGCCTGCGTTGCGATATGCTGATCCAGTGCCAGCTACACCGCCTCCACCGCCACCGCCTGCAACCAAAAATAATTCAACAGCTGTGCAATTTGGCGGAGCCGTCCAAGTGCCAGTTGAAGTGAATGTATCAACCTTTAATGTAAGCGAAGTGCTAGGATAAAAATTGATAGCCATTATGCAATCTCGCTTCCAAATGCGTTAAACGATAAATTGGCTGTAGAAGCATAAACTCGAATTTTGTCAGTAGCATCGACAGTAATTCCAAGAGTTAGGCTCACTGTCGAATTGCCATTAAGAGTTGCATCGTAAATTAAATAATCTTTTGTGGCTGTAGCTGCGCCATTGACTGAAACGCTAATGCGATAGGTCGCAGATGTAGCTCCACGATTGGTTACAACCAGGCTTGAAACGATGGTTTCAGTAGATGCCGGTACTGTGTAGAGATCGGTCTCAGTTGTCGCAGCTGTAGCGACCTGTCCGAGTACCTTATAAGTAGTAGTTGCCATGGATTATGCTCCCATCATCATGAAAGGGTGGAATATCTCACCCTTGAAGTTCTCGATCTTATTGACTGTGGCATCGATGTCATCACCGAGCGTACGCATGGCAAGAGCGCCATTCTTAACGTAGTCCGAGTCGTTAGGCTCGTCCCAGCCATAGTAGGGTGATGTTGCCATTGATGCTCCTTATTCGTATTGGAACCATTGTACAGTAGCCCCTACGTCAGACCACTTCTGCAACGCAGAAACATCTTGCCAACGTGTAGGTACGATACTCAGGGATGAGTCGGTAGTAGTGATAGTCATGTTTGCTTGGTACTGATTAAAGGCCAGCACCCAGCCTTCTACGAATCCTCGATATACAGAATCGATAACTGCATTAGGCAGGCTATCAATCTCGATTGGCTTACCCATATAAATCGAGAGAAATGTATCTAAGTCAGCTGAGGATACGAAAGATGAATCGAGCATTACTGAGAACTGGGAAAGGTTAGCCTGAGGGATTGCTCGAAGGGCGATATAACGATCTGCTTGGTACTGAGCCTCGACCAAGTTCTCGAGTTCAGTAGATACCTTTGACCCGACTGTGCCGTAAGTGGCGATTGAACCAGCATCGGTAGCCGTTACTGTGGCATTGGCCTTGTAGCTGAGGATGACTGAGTTAACCAAGTCATTAAGAGTCTTGTTAGTGGCTACCCCGCTCCAAAGGATGTAGTTCTCTGGGATTACCCAGTAGCCATTATCTTGGACTTCATTAAGGCGGCGGGATTCATTGGCATAGCCAACCTCACCGTTTGTAGTTTCATAGACATAACCGAAAGCCATCTGAGCGTAATAGGTAGCCAAGGTGTAGGCATCTGTTGGATTAGCAGCTCGAGCAGTGAATTCATAAACGCCTGGAGTATCGACTACATCTATGGTTACTCCGGCCTCAGTAAGAATACGATCCATGCGGTCATCATCATATTCTTTAGGGTAGGCAGTATCGCCGATAACCTTGCGAGACATCTGCCCGAATGGAGCAATAGCCGTAACTGAGGTAATGACTGAAGTTCCAACTGAACCTGATGCCTGGACTCGATTCTGGACAGCGGTGACTCGACCAGTAAATACTGTTACGTCAGCTGCGCTGGAATCTTCTAACTTGATAACTACTAAATCGTTTAACTGGACATTGTAATGAGTGCCGTCAGTTGAGAGCAGTTGAATACTGGCAAAGCCAGCACGCGACTGGTCTAGGACGTTGGTACGTCCATAACTTATTTGGACATTCCAAAGGGTTTTATCTGTATAAGTTGTCCCATTGATTTGGACTGTTCCATTGGGATTCCAGGTCATGCCAGATAAGCCCTAGATACACCTAGCCCGTTAAAGCTGCCAGAGTTGGTTGCCTCGATGTTAAGAATATCTGCAATCTGTCGGGCTGTTGAGATTGGATCTATAGCGCCATTGACTGTAATGTTGGTGCTACCTGTGCCAGCGAAAGCCCGTAAGCGGCTGTCTGAGTCATCGATAAGGGACATAGTAGGTGCTGAGTTAAAGCCAGCTGTAGAAAATGAAGCCCCGCCAGATGATGAAGCCCCGCCGAAGAAATTACCAACCGCTGATCCTGCACCCTTGATAGCATCGATGATTCCCTTGATAGTGTTATAAATTCTTTCAATCTTGCTTACAAAGCCAGCAAAGAGATCGATAACTCCAGAGATAATCTTGCCTAAACCTTCAAAGGCTAAGCCAAGAGTCTTGCCTAATACTGGTGCTAGGAAATCCTTAGCAAAATTATAGATAGCCTTCATAAAGCCATAGAAAGGCTGTAGCTCATCATTGTTACGTTCTAGTGATCCACGAACGCTATCAAAGGCAGAACGAAGGCCATCAATGATTGGCTGAATCACCTTCATGACTGGTTGAAGTTTCTCACCGATATTGCTAGTAAAGTCTTGGATTGCTGGAACTACCTTATTAACGATTATCTCGACCATTGGAGTAATGGCATCTAGGATAAAGGCTCCGACAGTTTCCTTGCCTTCATCAAAAGCAATCTGAAGGCGCTGCATCTTGCCCTGGAATGTGTCTGCCTGAGTTGATGCCTGGTTCTTAAATGTGTCTGCTAACTTGGCAGTAATCTCTTCCATGCTCATGGTCTTAAGCTGAGCAGAAGTTAAACCGATACCCAACTTACCAAGAGCGGTTGTATTGCCCTCAGCTGCGCGGGCCATTGCATTGGTCACCGCTTCAAGAGTTTTACCGCTACCCGCCGCAACATCGATGGCTACAGTCTGGAGCTTTTGAGCCTTTTCTACGTCACCGGTGGCTCGAGCTAAACGTTCAAGAGAAGGGCGCAACTGATCGTCAGTTACACCAAAGGCTAAGGATGTCTTGGTTATGTAATCTTCTGTTGCCGCTATCTGGTTCTCAGTAGCGCCTGTGACATTCTTTAATGTTAGGGCTAATTTAGTCTGTGCGGCAGCATCTTCTATGGCCGCCTTGACCCCATCAACGGCTAATTTGCCTGCATAGGCTACGGCTGCTGCTCCGGCAGCTGCAAAGGCTAGGCCAGCCTTTTTACCAAAGTCTGAAACTTTATCGCCAAAGGTAGCAACATCCTTGTCAGCGGTCTTAAGATTCTTAGTGAAGTTATCAACGTCAGCGAGGAGCTTAAGCGTTAACGCTCTAGTACCTGTAGCCATTAGCCCCACTCCTTCAAAATCTTAGTAAATGATTCAGTCCATCTAGCAACAATTTGAGGTTGAATCCTGCGAAGCGTTGGATAGATAAACCATCCCTTAGAGCCTCGACCTTCACGGCCTGACCAGACAGGGAACTGCTTATATTTATTAGATCCGAATTCTGAACCGCCCCAGATATCTCGGGTAGTTGCCCCGCCCGAGAACTTCTGAGAAGCGAATCCATAAGTAATCTCACCGATGCGGCTTGATTTCTTAACCCTAGAACCTTGAGCAATGCGGCCTGAAACTTTGGTGTTATTGCCTCTGCTAGCAGTCTGAATTACTTCATCCCTAGCAAATTCCGCTAAAGCCCCTGATTGGCGCTTGGCTTCCTCATTGGCTTCCTCACCCATATTCTTAAGAACCTTGAATACTTGGCGAAGCTGTGTCTGGTCAAGTGCTACTAATTCACTTGCCATTGCGCTGCTCCAGTATCTCTATAGCTGTAAGAATATCCTCGGCAGTTTGCCAGTGATCCATAGGAATCTGTGTGGCTATTGCCAGTTCAACTAAGAGTCGGCTTACGCTTCCTCTTGGATGACTTTTGGGTCACCTTCACCTACTTCAACATCAGCTACGGATTCCATCCAAACATCAAGTGTCTTGGTTGGCTTGCCGCCTGCCTCACGCTTCATGGCACTGTGTGCTACATAAAGAATGTCCCACATTCCGCCGAACTGGGAGATAACCTTTTTAGTGGTCATTTCCCAGCGGGCGTAATCTGGTGGTCGAACCATGTAAGTGGTTTCGGATCCATCTGTATATTTAATTGTTATCTGCTGTTGCATTGTTTGCTCCCGTTTCTATCGGCTTAGGAGAATGTCTCTGTGACAATTCCTTGCTTGACCTTGAATGTGAAGTCTACAGTCTGCGCATCTGTTCCAGCGCCTCCTGCTGTTGGGAATTCTGGGAAAATGTCGAATACGAACTGCGCTCCAGTAGCTGTAGTCATGGTGACTGCAATTCCTGTGTCTGGTGCTGATTCTGCTGCTGTCCAGATTGCCTCACATACTGAAGAAGCCTTGCCCCAGTCTGCGAGCATTGAAAGAGCAAAAGTACCCTCGATGTTAGTGGTTTTTACCGCTTCGCCATCAAGAGTCTGGTAGACCTCGCGAACGTTAGTCTTTGTGAGAACTGCTGAAGTTGCTTGAGCTTCGATATCTGTTCCACCTGTGAAAGATAGAGAAATATCGCGACCTGTGATTACTGTGGTTGCCATTATTTATCCTTAGTTTGTTTGTGTGTAGTAGGTAGAAACTCTGATATCTGCCACCAAGACATTGGAAGGGCCGACCTGAGTAACTGTTGGTTTTTCAACCGCTCCGATTGTGTACCCTGCTGGGATCACCTTCAGAACACTTATGACGAGTTGCTCGAGATTGTCGAGCGATGCAGGGTTGCTGTTATAGGCAACCGCTACTGAGATGACAAGGTTAATCTTGATGTGAAGGGTGGACTTGTTAATTGTCTCTAATTCGAGATAAGGAGAATCTGGGACTGTCACTACGAAAGGCACCATAGGAGCCTCGGGAACGTAGGCGTAAACGTTGCCTGCTACGCCTGCAAAGGCATCGGCTAAAGGTTGACGGACTGTATCGAGAATTGTGTTAGGCATTACTGCACCATTGAATCGGTATCGATAAACGCCCCGAGAAGTCCTGACACGCGGTTAAAGAGGCTGCGCCCTAAGCGATAAGGGCTAACGTTTGTAAAGTCAATTCCCTCGATCTGTCCACCTGGAGCGATGCGAGATTGAAATACTTCTACTGATACAGCTAGAACTGCTGACTCGACTGCGCTGTTACCTACATAAGTAGATGCGCCAGATAGTGTGGCCAAGCCTGATGGGATTACCTTACGCTCTGTAATGTCTGCGTTAGTAATGGCTACTGTAAAGAAGCCGTTAAATTCTCTGTATGAACCATCTAGGAATATGCGTGAATTAGATCGTAGAACGAATGAATCGTAGTCTAAGTTGCTAGATTCTAGGATTGTAAAAGTGCCGTTAAAGGGAGCGCCCACGCCAGTTACGACTACGCTCTGACCTACGGAAAAATTGTTATCGCCCAGCACATAATATGTTGCGATGTTATCTTGAAGTGAGACTACATCGATAGGGCTTGAATACTTGACCAGCATAGGCAAGATGACTGCCTCAGCTGTATCAATCACATCTGTTAAATAAGCATCGTTATAGAGGGAATTGGAAACGCCAAGCACAGAGCGCAATTCAGCTGGTGTGACTATTGTTGCCATTTCCAATTCCTCTCGTTAAACGACTGGGGGAGCCACCGGGAGCAGCAGCCCCCCCATGATTAGTTTGTGTTACGCAACCATGTAGCGGTATGCGCCTGCGCCAATCTTTGTTGCGATTGCGCCGTAGCCGTAGTATCCAACTTCAACCTGACCTGTTGAGATGAGATTTGTCTGGAGTGATAGGCGTGGTGACTCGTACCATGTGTATGAATCTGGGTTGATGACGATCATTGTGTTATCGCCAACGCCTGAGCCATCAGTTAGTGCGCGTGATACGCGTAGGTTGAGTCCAAGAAGGTTTCCACGAACTGCTGTCGCTGTAAGTGTTCCACCTGCGTTTTGTGGGTTAATTGTCTGCTGGAAGATTGGACGATTTGAAGAATCGACCAAGCCCATCAATGCACCCCATTGTTCTGGAGATACAACGATGTTCTCTGCAAAGCCAAGGGTTCCCTTGTAGATAGAAACTGCTGCGTCTGATACGAAATCAGCTGCTAGAGCGCCTGTAGTAATTGCTGCGCGGTTTCCGCCGTCTGTTCCGCCGTTGATTAGCGCGGTTCCGACTGCTGTGTCAGTTGCCTTTGCGTATGCGTATTCCATCTGGCGTACGAGTTCAGCAAAGAACGCTGGTGAGCTGCGATCGAGCAATTCAAGGCTGAATGTCTGACGGCCAATGAACTTCTGGACATTTACTGTAACGAACGCGCTGTTCATGTCTGTCTCAGATGGTGCGCCACCTTCAGATGCAACTGCAACTGTTGGAGCAACTGTGATTTTAGGAATTTCGAATGACATACCTGCATCTGGTAAAGCGCCTGATGAGATTGAGTCAATGAATGGACGATCTGCGTTTGAGATGCCATTGATAACTTCTGTGAGCTGACGTGTTGGGATTAAGCCAGCGTTATCTGTGGTGTCTGCTGCTGCTGCAACATACATTTTTGACTGGTCGTTGCCGAGTGAGGCGCGGACTGAATGCTCGAGATAAGAAGCCTTATCAACGATTGGGTTACGAACTGTTGTTGAAATGTAAGGTGCTGTTGCAGCCTTAACTTCAACTCGTGCAGCTTCTACCGATTCAGCGGCAGGAGCAACATCTGGATTGGTAGTGTCTGACACTTGTTCTCCTTCTGTGGTTGATTGTGTTTCTTCCTGAGATGTCTCAGAAACTTCATTTTCTACTGCCGCTACTTTTGCGACTTCGGCACCTGGGATAGCGCCGTCTGTAACAAGGCTGACCTCAATGAGATTGGATGCGCTAATAGCCATTACGCCATCCTTGTTATCCCAATCTTCTACATCCACCCCTACTGAGAAATCGCTGCGCAGTCCGGTAGCAGCTTCTTCTAAAGCATCGTTGCCGGCTGTGGTCTTAGCAATCTTAAATTCTGCTGTGATGCCTTCTGCATCTGCCTCGAATGAGACCATCTTTCCAAGTGGACGAGTCACATCGTGCTGTAGAACTAGCTTGATGTTCTTAGCCATTTTGATGGAATCTTCCTTGAACATAGTGCGGCCTGCTGATGTGTTGCCTTCAGCGTTCCATGACACGATGCGGCCTGCGATGATGCGAGATTCTGTATCCGCCGCTGTAATAGCGTATGGCATAGTTATCTTCATCGGTTCTCCTTGTTATCAATTAGATCTTCTTCTTCTCTAATCTGCTCAATGCTCATAGCACCGATTCGATTAAGAATTTCATATACTTGGGCGCGCTGTAGCGCATCTGATCGTAAGAACTCATCTAGGCTAAAACGAATCTCTCCGGTTGAAGGGCAGAAATCCGGCATAGATAAACGCTGTTCGATACTTGCAAGGATTGGCTTCATAGAGAAGTCGATAAGGCTACGCCTCTCCGAAACGCTGTTGGAGTAGGTCATGCTGCTGGCTTCTGCGCTTACAAAATAAGCAGGTAGGTTGCAGGCGCGAGCCAATTCCAGAGCGACATATTGACGAGCTTCATTGAGCTGTAGTTTGGCTGGATCGATGCCCAACGCCTGCAATTCAACATCCGCATTCAAGAACGCAGTTGATTTAGTCAAACGAGCTGTGCGCCATGATTCAAGTAACTTAGAAATTCGTTCTGCTGGAAGATTCGTGCCGTTAGACTTGAGAACCTGTAGTGGTACTGGTTCCTTAGCAAAAGTTTCAGCGGCTTGTTCTAGAGCGTGAGCTGCACGAATTGTGCGGCCTGCGCGGTTTAGTAAGCCTTCATCGAGTCCGTAAAATACTACAAGCGAACCAACGCCTGCGGTTGGAACTACAGAACCATCGACTTGATAGCCAACGATTTCAGTTTGTAAATTATTTAATTTTGGTGTTACGCGATCTGGTGCAATACGAGTCCATGAGCGAACACGCCCTGTATCTCCGTACTGCTCCATTACTTGACCATAGCCAACGCCATGAAATAGTAAATCTTCTGCGAGCCATGCATAGATGGCGGAACCTGGAACGCGTGGGTCTGGCTGATTGATAACCGCTGGGGTTCCCATGTGCGATCCATCAACCTTTGAGTATTGCTCTAAAGGTAATGAAGCTAAAGTTGAGCAAATTATATTCCTAGCGCGAGCAATAGTAGGAACCGCCATCGCCTGCTGACGGCTTGCTACCGATTGAGTAAAAACGAAAGGATTGAAAGAAGCCGTGTTATTGAACGGCGCAGGAGTAGAAGCTGCATCGACTGTAACCTCAGCTACTGGCTTTGATGTAAAAATGTCCCGGATTCCCATTGGACATATTATACGCTATTGTCTAGACATTACCCTATCTGAATGTCTACTTCAGATTCAGCGCGTGTCGCAAAGTGAGTAACCATTGCTGAGGCAACTGCCCCGCAAACTATGCCGCTGGCTTTACGTCCCATAACCCAACCGCCATCGCCTCGAGTTAATTTAACGGCGCTGAGAACCTGTTTAGTTAATTCCTCTTGATCCGAATGGGCAAGGCGAAGGCTAGAAACCGCCGAGACGAATTCATCGCAACTCTGTTGATATTCCTGGCCTGTAATCTCATGAATAGGAATTCCTGCTGGAGCCAAACGCGCTGCAACTGCTGAGGCTGTCGACTTTGAGTAGGCAACGGCATTAACTGGGAACTTGCGAACCCAGTAAGCGATATCGTTAGCCATTTCTTTATCATCGAGATTAACTGGATTGAACCAAGTGTGTAACAGGCTGACCATAAACCTATCCCCATCGATTCTCTGGCCTGCAACTAATGATCCATGCTTTCTGTCCGGGCTAAGGTCAATCGCCATCCAAGTGTCGGCTTCAACATCGAGCTGAGGAAGATTCTCGACCTTGCATTTCTTCCATTCGGCTTCTGAAATAACGGGATTTATCATGGACACGAATTGGCAAAGGATTTCGGTGCGGAAAATATCCTCACGATCCGAAAGGCTGTCCTTGATATTATCTTCATGGACTGTGTGGCCAAGAGACGGGTTGCTCTGGTACCAGGCTTCTTTATCGGTTATATCCGCCCCTGGCTCAGCAGACCATTCAAACCAGCCAATAGAATCATCGGCTCCTTCGCTTGCAGCTAGTCCACGTTCCCTAAACTTGTGAAGCATCACCGAATTAGCGTGGCCTGCGTTGGAATAGACGTACGCCTGCGGGTTGGAATTACTCATCTGGGTAAATCGCATCGATGACCAAACATCCTCAGTATCAAACTCACGCAATTCATCAATATGGATTACATCCGGCGCTGCGATTCCTCGAGCAGCTGAATTTCCGGCTCTGATTAAATATCGAGCCTTGTTCTTAAACCGAATCTCTTGTGATCCTTTAGATTCGTATTTTTTAGCAAAGTTATCAAGGAGCATCTGAGAACCATCGATGATTTCAGATACCTTAAAGAAGATTTCGCTGGATGTAGTCAACTTATGAGCTGTAGCCAGGTGCATCTTTTCGCCTAGAACATAGATCCCGAATAAGATTCGAAGCGCCATAAAGGTAGATTTACCCTGCTGGCGTGGAAGCATGATGCCAATTAGCGGATGCGCCCAGCGTCCATCTGACTTATATCTCAGGCAGTCTCGAGCTAGTAATTCCTGCCAAGGAAGCAACGGGAATCCAATATCTGAGCAGAACTGAATCATTTCATCGCCCCTGGTAGGTAAATCTAAGGGTTTAGATCGGATTCTAGGCACTTGAGAGCCATAACGTACTTCTGTTACCCCTACCTCAGCCGTTTGCAGCCCTTCTGAGCCGTTTTCAGCCGTCATGACTGGTTCTCATCCTTCTCGAGCCGATAGTGGCTTATTGAGGCGTTTTCGGGGGAAATTAAACCAT